TCTTCCAAGCACTCAAGAACTTGCTTGTTACTGGTAACTCTTTGTTATATCTCCCTGATGAGGGTGGTATGAGAGTGTTCAAGCTGGATCGTTATGTAGTGAAGAGAGACCCAATGGGTAACGTTACACACATAGCTATTAAAGAAACAGTAGCTCCTATGATGCTTCCTGAATCCGTAAGAGAGGAAGTATATCGCCAAGAGAAAGAGAACAGTTGTGATTTATACACAGCAGTAGTTAGAGAAGATGACCACTTCAATGTTTACCAAGACGTCAAGGGTATGCTCATCGAAGAAAGTGTGGGTAAGTATCCGATTGAAAAGTCCCCGTGGCTCCCATTACGTTACACCCAGATTGATGGAGAGGACTACGGCAGAGGATTTGTTGAGGAGTACCTCGGTGACCTCAAGTCGTTGGAAGCACTTACAAAAGCGATTGTCGAAGGTAGTGCAGCAGCTGCGAAGGTATTGTTCATGGTCAACCCGAACGGTACAACAAGATCAAGAACATTAGCAGAAGCACCCAACGGTGCAATCGTACAAGGTAGTGAAGCAGATGTATCGGTGTTACAACTTAATAAGTTCAATGACTTCCGTACTGCTCAAGCTACTATGGCTGGTATAACAGACCGATTGAGCCAAGCATTTTTACTGACATCTGGAGTAGTGAGAGATGCAGAACGTGTAACAGCTGAAGAGATAAGAATGCTCAGTCAGGAGTTAGAAGCTGCATTAGGTGGTCTTTACTCTTTGTTATCTCAGGAGCTACAGCTACCCATCGTCAGTCGTTTAATGGATAAGATGTCTAAGAGTAAGAGATTACCTAAGATACCAAAGGACATCGTTAAACCTACTATTGTTACAGGAGTTGAAGCTCTTGGTCGTGGTAATGATCTGAATAGATTGGATATGTTCCTTGCTGGAGCTAACCAAATAGTAGGACCACAAGCCGTCAATCAATACTTAAACGTATCTGATTACTTCAAACGCAGAGCTACTGCCTTGGGTATCGAGACGGAAGGATTGATTAAGACGGAGGAAGAAATTCAACAAGCTATGCAACAGCAACAGATGATGGAGATGGCACAGAAACTCGGAGCACCCGCAGTCGCACCTGCTATCAATGCCGCACAGGAGCAGTACATGGCACAACAAGAACCACCTCAAGAGGAATAACAAATGGCTGAATTACACCGAGTAGAGATTAATGAGAAAGCACCAAGCGAAATCGAACCCGAAGAGAAACCCAACACCGAAGAACAACCCCAAACCGAAGCGGACGTACCGCAAACGGAAGACCGCCCAGAGTGGCTCCCGGAAAAGTTCAAGACCCCAGAGGATATGTCGAAAGCGTACTCCGAGCTGGAAAAGAAACTTGGACAAGCTCCTAAAGAAGAGCAACAGGAACCTGAACAAGTTGAAGAGAAAGCTGAGGACGAAACGGAACAAAGTGAAGAGGGTGTTAGTGAAGCATACCAAGCGGTTGCGGAAGCAAGTAAAGAGTTCTTTGAAAACGACGGTCAACTTAGTGAGGAAACTTATAACGTATTAGAGAAAGCTGGATTACCACGTGATTTAGTTGACAGCTACGCAGCTGGTCAGCAAGCATTGTTAGCATCTGAAGAAGGACAAATCAAAAGCGTGGCTCAAGGCAACTACGATGCGATGGCTGAGTGGGCGAACGAGAATTTACCACAAGAAGAAATCGATGCTTTTGATGAAGCGGTTACCGGGGGTACAATTTCGCAAGCTAAGTTAGCAGTTCAAGGACTGTACGCACGTTATCAAAACGAAGTAGGTGCAAAGCCTAAGCTTACACAGGGTTCAGTGAACGGTGTAACAACCATGCCATTTAAAAGTATGCAAGAATTAGCTCGTGCTCAATCTGATCCACGATATAAAAGTGGAGATAAAGCATATCACGAAGAGATTGACAGAAGACTTTCTGTGAGCAATATATAATTGTTTATTCATTCATAAGGTATAGTGGCCCCTAGTGTTGGTTTATTGGTTTGCTGACACTAGGGGTTTCTTATTATGATTAAGAACATGGCAACAGAACTAGGTGAGAATGTACAAGTAAAAGCAAACCTAGCGTTCATGGCGAAAGTCATCGCTATTGTTGGTACTTGTGTGTGGGGATACTCTGTCGTGTGGAATAAGCTGATGGTACTGGATAGTAGCTTAGACCGTGTACAGCATGAGGGTACGTTATTAGGGGACTTGTCAGCACGGATGATGCATCTTGAGAAGTTTGCAGAGCAATCTAAAGCAGACCTCGATCATCTGTTAGATATGCAAGACAAACCAATAACATCTGACCATCAACAGTTCGAAAGAATCAAGTATCTTGAAAAAGAATTAGACAGATTGCGTGACAAATTGGAAAACCATTTAACGGAAAGGAGCAGATGAGATGGGTGAATTACTTATGTTATTTATCACGGGCGGTGGTAGCACTGCTATGGGGGCGATTCTTAAAGGTGTGTTTGGATATATCTTCGAAGCCCGTCAGAACAAGCATGATCTTGAAATGGCGAGAGAAGCTCGTGCGTCTGATAATTTCCTTAGACTACAAGCTGAAATCGCTAAAGGAGGTACTGGTGAGTTTGTTTCTTTTACTCGTCGTATTCTTGCTGTTATCGGGGTGTCTACGCTCTGTGCGTGTATCATCCTCTGTACCCTCTTCCCCACCGCAGAAATCGTCACCCTTACCAACGCAGACGGAGAAGGAGTTAACGAGTTCTTCTTTGGACTCATCAGCTTTCAAGCTAACCAAGAACCCATATCGATCTCTTCTGGACACATCAGCCTTATGGGATGCACGGTAATACTGCCTTGTATCCTTGGTTTCTACTTTGGTCCAAGTGGTCGAAGAGGTTGACAGTCAAGAACTTTTCCTCTTTACTAATAGATAAATTTAATCGACAACTAGCAACAACTAGTCCCTCGACCCGCTGCGGCGGACAATCCTGTGAAGACGAACGGAGTGAAAGTCATTGGTAATCATAACAACATCAATAACTTATAACATAGGAGATATATATTATGTCAGACGTAGATCCAAGTCGCGTAGGCTTAAGAGGTGCTGGTAAAGGTTTATCCGCCGGTACCGATAATGACGAGTTGTTTCTCAAAAAGTTCAGCGGAGAAATTCTGCAAACCTTTGAGGAGTCCAACATCTTCAAGCCACTACACACAATCAGAACCATTGAAAACGGTAAATCCGCTCAGTTCCCAGTAACTGGTATTGCTACCGCTAACTACCACACTCCCGGTGAAAACATCGCCGACAACGGTAATAGCTACATCAGCGATATTGCTAAGACTGAAAGAGTAATCACCATCGATCAGATGCTTGTTGCTTCCACTTTCTTAGCTAACATCGACGACGTAAAGAACCACTACGACATCCGCAGCGTTTACGCTAACGAGTTGGGTAAAGCTCTTGCCGTTCGTTTCGACACAGCTATCGCTAAAGTATTCATCGCTGCTTCCCGTGATTCCGCTAACTTGACTCAAGTAGGAAACACTGGTGGACGCTACAACGTAGCTGACGGTGAGTTCGGTACTTCCAACATTGTTGCTGGTACACCTGAGTCTGTTACAGGAGCTGAACTTGTTAGTGCTTTCTTTGCAGCTGCTCAAAAGCTTGACGAGAATGACGTTCCTTCCGACGGCCGCTTCTGCGTTCTTCGTCCACAGGAATACTACAAGTTAGTAACTGGTGCTGATTCTAACAACGCCTTCACCCTTTCAGCTTCTGCTGCTAATAAGGATGTTGGAGGAGCCGGTAGCCTTGCTGCTGGTAATGTTCCACAAATCGCTGGTATCAGTGTTTTCAAATCTAACCACATTCCTTCCACCGATCTATCTGCTGTTACTAGCGGAGACGGCTCAAGCGTCAATGACGTGTTTGGTGCTAACGGTGCTGGATACAACGGTGACTTCCGTAATAGCTTGGGTATTGTATCCCACGCTGCTGCAGTTGGAACCGTTAAGTTGCTTGATCTTGCTACCGAATCGGAGTATCAGATCGAGCGTCAAGGTACGTTATTTGTCGCTAAGTATGCTATGGGTCACGGAGTTCTCCGTCCTGAGTGTGCTATCGAACTGATTGCGTAACGCTCTTCTCTCGGTGTTGGGGAGGTCTGTGATTCGTTCCGCTCCCCTCCACTGATTA